CGCCCTGCACCACTATTTCAATGCTATGCGGCGGTCTGCCATCCGAATCTGTTGTGTCGTTGTAATTCTCGTACCCGGCGGCAAACGTCACTCCATCCACATCGCTGTACAAGAGAGAAACAATGCTCGCAACAGTACCCGTGCCGCGACTTGCAACACGGTTCGTATAGCTTGTTCTCGCTTCGGCATCCGTCTGCGTGAGCCGCCCTTTTATCGGAGCAATTTCATTCGTACAGGATGTCCAGCCGTCAACCATCGTGACAATTTGAGTAATAACGCCATCCGCCAGAACAAAACTTCCGTATTCGGTGCTCTCAAATTGGATGTTGCTCGTCACCTCAGACACCGTGATATACTTGCAGAGTGAGGCAGAAAAGCTGTCAGATGCGCCCGCTGTTCTCAGGACAATCGAATGATTCCCTTGCATATCAAGCTCATCCGAAACTGAGATTCCGAATTTACTCAGGGCATCAAAGCCCTGCAATGCCGCAAGCATCTGCGAGTAGGCATCGCTATACGATGTGACAGTCATTTTCTTGGTGATGCTGGAACTTCCCTCGTGTGTCCCCACTTCTCCGCCGGTCGCATTGCGAGAAACTCCAAACTCAAATGTAATTTCGCCGGAAATGCTCTCGATGGGTCGGATGGAAAGTTTTCTCCAGTTGGAGCTGGAAATCGTAGATACGCTGACGGCCTGAAATGTTCTCAGAGGGCGATTGTTCGACTGAATCATTGCGCCAACAGGAATTACAGTACCTTCCTGGCCTGTGCAGGAAATGAAATATTTGGTCTTTGCCTGACCTATCCGGTTTACGCCGCCCACCTGCATCACATTATCCAAAGCGACTCCCTGCGCCGTATTGGGAAAAAGCTGCTGACACGAAGCAGCAAAAGCCTCCCAGAGTTCCGCAGGAGCATCAGCGAAAATCGTAAACAGGACATTTATTATGCTCTGTGGATTCTCCGATGGGTCGATTCCAATTTCATCCTTGAATCTTTTACAAATATCGCTGTAGATTTCATCCAGACGGCGCATCTGAAAACCTTTATCAGTCACTCCATAATCCGACATGAGATAACTCCACCTCGCTTTGTATTTTCCCTTCTGTAGTGGTTGCCGTAAAAGAGGCCCGTAGCGTCCGGCTCTTGGCATCCTTTACCAAGCTTATGCTCCCGACCTCTGTAACTCCGTCCACAGCGATAATCTGGTTTCGAAGGGCTTTTTCAATCAGCGCTCTATTCGGAGTTTTGACGAGAATTGTTTCAAAGTAAGGTGTACCCATGGCCGTATTGAATACCCATTCGCCCTTGATCCATCGCAGGCGAATTTGGATGCCCTGCCTGACGGCATCTATGATTTCAAAATCGCCCGTATCGTCGATAAACAGGTCGCCGTTTGCCGCGAGCGCAAGGTCTTTTGCCATTACACCGGTCCTCCTGTCGGTCCATGTACGCCCACATGAGTGTGCGTATTCATCGTGATTCCGCCGAGCGTCAAAGTTCCGGAAATATCCACATTGCCCTGAATCTGAATATTTCCTTCGACTTTCACGTTTCCGGAAACATTGACAGCCGATGTGGTAATTTTCACATCGCTGCTCGTCACCTTGATTTCCGACCCACCCCTTTGTATAAGGATGGAATCATCCGTCATGGTCACGATGGTATCTTGCTTTTTTAGCTCGATATTGTCTTTTTTCACTGTGATGGTTGCAGTCGGTGCAAACATCACCGCTGCATCTTCATCTCCAGCGCGTTTTACCTGTTCTCCGGCCGAAGAAGATAATCCGGGTAACAATGTCGCATTGGACAAGTCCCATTTCAGATCCGTACCGGACCCGCCTTCTCCAAAAAGCGCAATGCAGCCATCGCCTGAATGAACCGGAAATGCAAATCCTATCGTCCCTCCTGCTCCTGTAGGCATCAAAATAACCGTGTCGGAAACTTTGGGATACTGAATCTCACGGCCATCGTCTGTTGTAACTTTTAGGTTCGGGGTGAGTTCGGCATGGAAATTATCATCCACATTTCCGACTTTTGCTGGTGCGGATGTGTGGATGTTATCTCCGGCATATTGACCAATGAGGTTCACGACCGCTTCGTAGAGATCCTGCTGCACGTTATTTCACCTCCACGAACTGCCCTACGCACTGCCAATCATCGCCCTCTGTATCACCAGAGAACTTGATTTTTGATGCTCTGTAATTTCCCTTGTACTTTCGGGACTCGACTTTTACATAATCGTCAATCTGAATATGCCCATTCAGCGAATACGTGACTTCGATTCCCTTTTTTGCCTTGCGCTTCGTTGTGTTCGAGGTTGCCTTTTGTCCGCCAGACGAAGATTTGCTACTGGTCGATGCCGATTCAAAGACCGGTTTCGGCGAACCAATCATGCCGGAATCAGCAGACAGGACATAAGCCGCCATCGTCATTGGCTCATCCAGAGCGCAAATCTGGATGATGCCATTTTGAACACTCCACCGCAGCTTGCTTCTGTCGCATACTCGACCGATCAGGGTTTTTCCTGTACCCACAAAGGCAAAATTCTTGAAGTCAATTAGCTTTGCGTTGGGAGAAAATTTGACTTCGCACCCCATCTCTTGAGCCGCATCTCTCACGATTTTTTCTCCGTTCACCGAACCGGAATAGCTGAGACTCAGTGTGGTATCTCTCGCAGAAGTAAAGCTATCCACAAACTCGATTGTGGTTTGCTGGTCGGCTCCGTTGGTGTCAGTTTCAAAGTATGTCAGAGACCCGCCCATAAGCACCGGCAAGTCGTCCCCGTAGCCTGCCCGAAGCTCAATCAGGCAATCTTCCTGTTCCAGCAGCCGTAAAGTTTCATCCGATAAGTTCCAGAGTGTGATCTTGCCTGTATTGGAGCTTGAGCTATCCCCCACCTCACACGAAAAAGAGCACCGAATTGCTCTGCCGGTATCCTCATTCGGTTTTCCGATTTCCCGGCCGACAGAGCTGTTTTTCCCGATGCGTACCCTATATTGCCTATTCCAGATTTCCATCCGCTACACTCCAAGCTGTTTAGCAGGAAGATACAGAAGTTTGGCCGAACCATTTGTAAAATCGTTACGTCCAATTTCTGCATTCTCCGTCTGAACCCCAAGAACACCCGGCGGGCCTCCTTGGACTTGATAATAAAAGTTCCAGATTGTCCCGGGTACAAGACGGGCCATGCCGATTATGATGTTCATCTCTGCATCGTAGACGCTCAGCATCCAGAATCCGCCGTATGCGTTCCACGTTAAGCGTAGATTGTAATACACTTCATCGAGATTCACTCTCATAATGGAGTCATTTCTGTCCGGCACAGAGATTTCATAGTATTCCAAATCCATCCTCTATACCTCACTTAAAAAGGCCTATCGCCTTAGCCCCAGAGCAAAGTATGCTACTGCGGGAAGATTTCTTGCTACCATCAGAGGATTTCGCAGAGGCCGAAGATGTGCTTTTTTGGCTTGCGCCGGTGTTCTTCTTCGACGTTCCCCCGCGGGCATACTTTATGCTGATATTTGCGGTCTCCGTTGCGTTGATGGAGACCTGCTTCAGCTTCAGAGAGATTCTTTCGCTGTTGCTCGTCTCCTTGGGAAATGTAATGCTCTCTATGCAGACGTTCTCATAGCTGTCCCCGCCCGCCGTGAAGGTCACAGGCTCCTTTTTCTTCCACATCTGACGCAGTTCTTCGATTGCACTTTCCACCCGGCTTGACGAAGCTGCATGCCGGTCGGCCCATGTGACCGGTGCATTGGAAACGACCGCCTCCACGTCAAGTGTCACAGGCTCTAAGCAGACGTTATCACTAACCGAGTATCCTTCCTCTGTGGCATAATCAGGAATTTTACTTGACAATGTTTCCGGGCGCTTGATGATTGCATCAAACTCAAATTCACCAAGTCGAGCAGGCTGTGTTGCGGCCATAGGCATCACCTCCCGTATGTGAGCGCACGTGCGAGATCACCGGTGGATTGCGAGGACTGAGAGCTGACCTCAGATTGCAGCTTAGATGCCGCATTCCTGTCGCTTACGTTGAATGTGTAAGTCTGACGGTTCTCCTGCTTTACCGTAACGGTTTTATTGTTTGTGGTGCTGGAAATTAGTCTCTGGGCGGCAGTTGTTGTAGACACCGGCCTGCCACCGGCAACAAATGCACTGGTGGCATTTTTATTGGCACGTCCAGCACCACCAGGGCCCTTGCCGCCGCCCATTCCGTCAAGGTCGGATGGGCTGTCATTGCCGCCATTGAAGAAGTTTGTAATGCCATCCCACAGATTTCTCGCCCATTCAATTTTTTCACCGAACCAGCCAAAAAAGCCTTTCAGCCAGTTCCACATTGATTGCGCACTCTCTTTGAGTGGATCCCACAGGTCGCCAAATACGGCGCCTCCAATTCCGTTCAGCACATCAAGGAAATCTTGCCAGAGTTCCTTGCATCCAGCCAAAAATTGTGTCCAGTCTCCTGTTTGGAATCCAGTAATCAGACCCGCCAACAGGTCAAACAGATGTTTGCCCAGCGTGATAATATCTGCGCTCAGGTCAACAAGTCCCTGCCACAGCCATTGCAGAACTGCAAGCACGTTATCGCCGTGCTCACTCCAGAATTGCTTCAGACTATCAAAGGCATTTTTTCCGAATTGTTTTGCATCAGAGAAGAAATTCGAGATTTTTTCTCTGAGCGCATCGACATCCACGCCAGCATCGATTAAGAGTCGCCCAAAAACGCTGTCTCCGCCTTGCAGGAAAGTAAAAACATCTTCCAGCACAAGGAACAACAGAAGCCATTTTGCGGCCGCGAGCGCCGTTTGGACATTAAATCCTTTTAGCAACTTTACGGCCCCGCCAAGGAACGACAGCACCTTATTCCCGTTTGTTGCGAGAAAAAGTGCCGTCGCTGCCAGCGCAATTAACTTCAGTAGCTGTTCCACGCCGCCCAGCTTATCCGAAACACTCTTGAGCCACGATGTGAATTTTTGTGCTTTCCCTATCAGAAAATCACTTATATTTTTTATTTCGGTTCCAATGCGGGTCGTGATATTGAGCATATCGTCCATGCCCGCAATCCAAAGTCCCCACTGATTTCTGACATAGGTAAGAGCGTCTCCAATTCCAAAGCCAAGTTCATCAAAGTTCTTTTGAATGTCACTTTCCGCCGCGAAAAACGCTTCTTTCAGTTGCTTTGCGGAAAGTTTTCCGCTCTCTGCCAGATTTTGAAGTTGCTTTTCGGACACCCCCATTGCAGACGAAATGGCTTTTACAACCTCTGGGGCTGCTGTCTTTAAGTTGGAAAAGCCAGACTTGTCCAGCTTGCCCGAAGAGATGGCCTTTTGCAGCACACTCATGGTGCTGTCAAGATTCGTCTCTCTTCCGGATCCCTTTTCCAGCTTTTCGACAAGCGAAACAAACTTTACGGCATCATCAACCGGGAACAGTTTGCTGTTCAGCTGCACCAGCTTTGTCACGTCCCCCGCCATAACCCCGTATTCTTCACGGCAATCCTGAGCCCCTTGCAGAATCTTTTGCTGGATTTCCGCTTGGTCTCCCAACTCGCGGGTTGCTCCGCGAATTACATCGTTAATGCCGCCAAATTCTTCTGCTATGCTGCTCAGCTGCGTAAAAGAGAATCCAATTCCGATGACGCCAAGAGCCTTAGCCGCAAAGCTTTTCACCTCACCAATGGCGCTTTTCGCCTCGTTGATGGAACTCTTGTCAATCTTGAACAGAATCTGATTTACAAACTTTCCAATTACAGTTTCCTTCGCTGCCACTTATGTATCCCCCGCTCTGTCTTCTTGGCTTTTGGCATACTCAATGTCCCGCTGCATCATAATCAGATCGTAAAGCTTCAGCATTTCATCCAGATTATAGACATAGGACAGTTCGTACATCGAAGCCACCCGCTCACGAATCAGGGTATACATAACCCATTCAAGGCTCGTTACTCTGTCGTTGTCGAATTCTCCATACTGTTCGAGCTGCCCGCCCGGCGCACTTTGATAAGGCCTCCAAAGAGGGTGCTCGCATCTTTGAAAAAACCACTGAAATTCAGGCGAATGACCTCTGCGCAAAGATTGAGCATTCCAGCAAGGTACTGGCAGAAGATTTCATCGAAGTCATCTTCAGTCATAACCTTATAACGACCGTCTTCGGGGTTCAGGGCAAGGACATTGCTGTGTTCCAGCAGAAGTTCGCTCACCAGCTTGGACAGTGCTTTGCCATTGATGCGGCCCAGTGCCTTTACCAAAGAGTCCTTATCCATGTCCATGCCATCGAACATTTCCATGCTGACAGCGTCCTTATTGTCACTTGCGACAGACACGGTTCCAAGGATGGGCAAAATGATGGATGCCACATCACCAAAGATGTAAATGGAATCCTTTGCACCAAACGGGCGAACCTTGAACCGGTATTCGCCAACCGTGATATCGCGCATTTCCATGCGTTTCAGTTTCATGTAAAGCCATCCTTTCAGTTTTTAGGATCCATCTTACCAACAGCACGCAGCGTCCACTCCTGAGTAGGCGCTGTTTTTCCGTAAGCAATGGGAGCCGGCTTGGAGACCCATGCCTTGGATGCCGTAAAGTTCGGGTTTTGGCCCAAATCTTTTACCTGCATATTGAAAATGCCGCTGCCCGGCATCTGCTTGTTGTTGTTGTACTGCTTCATCAGCCAGGCATTTGTTTTAGAGCCATACTGAAGAACCAGCTTGATTTCAAAGCGAGGGTCATCCGGAATCGAGATTACCACCTCGCCGTCAGCGCCTGCTTCGTCCGTCACTCCGTCACCCTGCGGAGTTACGGAGATAAAGCTATCCTCCGCAAATCCAGAGGGGATGTGCGTACCCATAGAGCAAATGATGTTCTTCGAGGAATAAACGGTAACGTCTCCACGCATTTAACGATTCTCCTTTCTCAGTAGTTCAGAGTGCCGCCGATTTTTGCGGCAATTAGTGCACCGGCCAGTTGAGCCGACCATGTCACACCGGTAAGTTTGCGGCTCTTGCGGGTAGCTGCATCCAGATCGGCCGCACGGGGGACGGTGACAGTATAGGACTGTGTTGCTTCGCCATCTTCAGAAGACGCCTCCTGCACGATGCCGCCGGCGCGAACGCCCTCTTCCAGTGCATCAATGACAGCGTTCTGCACCAGCGCAATTCCTTGATCTGTGAACGGTACCTTAGACAAGCCAAGGAACAGATTCAGTACTTTGGACTGAATCTCAGTTTTCAGCCAGTCACGGAAACGAATTGTGTCAATCCACTCGCCACCGCTCACCTTGCCGCCCTGCACCATAGCTTTGTTTCCAACCGCGGTGTAATACGAAATATTCTTTGCTTCAAGGCTTGCAATGTCCATCGTGGACAAGGTCTGCGCGGAAATCGTGGGCAGGGACTTGAAGCACCACTGCTCACTGCCCGGGTCATAGGAAAGAAACCGGGCGGCATAGGCACAGTTCACGCAGTCGCCCTCAGAGGTAGCGTGAATAACAGCCGTGCGAAGCATTGCATCCGAGACAGGGGAAGCCGAGATGCCTGTTGTTTCGCAAATGCAGAGTTTCTCGTTGGCTTCCGTCCAGTCAGCAATGCCCTGATAAAAGTTCTCGTTGATGCCCGCCGGGCAGATGCAGTACCAACCCGGTCTCCCAATGGCGCGGTCAAGGGTCGCATCCACCTTCTCAGGAGAGCCGCTGGACAACTTCTGTACCGCGATCATGACGGTAGAGGGCTTCGGGGACTGGCTGAAGACCTTGCTTGCCGCAATGTACACGGGATCTTCTGCCGTAAATCCGGCATCCTTGAGGTCCTGCAGATTGGTATAGCTGGCAACATCCGGCGTACTGTTTCCGCCGGGCGTCTTAGGCAGAGGCCCCATGATAAGGATGGTATCATAGCCGCCATCAATGGACATTGCTTCCGAAATCTGGATATTGACCTCAACGATTTTGTCAATGTTCACGTTGCTATCGCTCCTTTACTTATTTTCAAGTTCTCTCTTGACCTCAGCTTTGTCGAACCATCCGGCTTCCACATCGGCAACATCTTTTGCTGCCGCGCTGTCGTGGTCTTCCGAATAATCTCCGATGGATGGGGCCAACGCCGCGTACCCTTTCGTACACTGCATAAAATTCACAGAAAAAGAACAGCGCGCCCTTTC